GGTGATACTGAGTTCGAAGAGTATCTAAAACTTTGTAAGGAAAAGGATTCCGAATCAAGAAGAAAAAGATTAAAGGTAACTAAACAAGTTCAACAACAAAATAAAGAACTTGTTAATAAACAAAAAGAAAATGATGGACTGATGGAAGAACTCCAAATAGCATTGGAAGAATCCAATCAGTTAAGAGAGGAAGCTGAAAAAGGTAAGGATAANGCATTGGAAGATTTGGAAGTAATGCAAAAGAAAACTCAATTCGAATTAATCAGTACAATTGTAAAAGTTGCACTTTATGTAATTGTTGGTGTTGGTGTTCTTACAACTGTTATGTATGGATTGGCACTTATGTCNGGTACTGATACTCAAATCATTGGTTCTACTTGGAGTAATATGTTTGGTATTCTCCTTACTAACGCATTCTCAATCGTTGGTACAATTATGGGTGTAAAATATGCTACTGAAAAAGAATAACGATGAGTCCTCTAATACAAGAACACTTTGGTACAAATACATTCTATGATATTTTAGCACTACCATGTGATAAAGATATTAATCATCCACATCAAATAAAATCCAAAGTAGATTTCAGAAATTTAAAAGATGATTCTAAACAGGCAATATTATCTTTACCAATCGTACAATACACTGGTGATTTTAAAGCAGGTGGGTTGAATAAAAAACAACGATTATATCTAATGAGTAAGATGGATGATATCTTCTTTATAGATACCCTTAAAACAAACTATGCTAAATGTGTAACTCAACTTTTAAACGTACCTGATATAAGTGGTAAGGAAGTTGTTGAGAGAACTACGGAACATAAAAACATACAAAGAATCAAAAAAAGTGAAAGTTATAAAGTAACATTTGATGAAATAGATTACGTTATTGAAATAGCAGAAGAAGAGGAAGAAACCTTTACCAGCATTATGTATGGTAACAACTTCGTAATGGATGTTACTTTGGAACGAGATATATTAGAATTCTTCTACAAGAACAAATAAAATCACTTTTTTGTTTATTGATATTTATATATAAATAATTTTTTATTATGGCAAANGGTATAGTATCAGGAAACTATGGTGGGGGGACTTCAAAAAAAAGACCAGGAATCCATTCAAAAACTAAAACTTCACGTTCAAAAAACGCTAAGTATTATAAGAAAGCTTACGCTGGGCAGGGTAAGTAAATTCACTTTTTACTTTATTGATATTTATATATTGAACAATATATTAATAAAGTATGTCAGCAGAATTCGAATTATTCCCAGGTAAAAACCTAAGTGGGTTGTTTCAAGATATTTACAACAACCAAATTACTAAAAAGAAAAATATATCAGACCTTATCGCTGAAATGAGAAAGATGGTAAGGCATGCTGGTGATATGGCTGTTGTAGGTCCAATTCTAAAAGATTTAATAGATACATCTGTTCGTAATGATGACCAATTAGTTAAGTTAGCAACCATTGCTCAACGTATAATGTTGGCCAACCAAAAGAATGATGGGGAAGAGGGATTCTTATCAGCCGCTGAAAGAGAACAACTACTTTCCGAAATTGAATCAGTTCAAGACGAAGTTCAACGAATGGATTCTATTGAAAACGATTTGGAAGAAGTAAAACAAAAATTGGAAAAGTAAGATGGGATTAGCTAATGGTAGAATAAGTTCCGTTCAATCGAATCAATCGAGTAATGTTAGAGCATCTCAAGCAACTGAAATTGCTATTGTTTATAGTGTTATATTAGATGATGCCCATCCTCTTATAACCGACGGTGTTATAACTATTTCTGATGTTGGTTCAATTGAATGTAGGTTACTATCATCTATTCAGAATAATGAACTTATTGTTGCTAAGCCTCTTATATCTACTTTAACAAATTTACCTGTAAGAAACCAAAGTGTACGAATAAGTAAAGTTGGTAGTGATTATTTCTATGAACCCCTAAGTAAAGGACTATCACCAAATACTTCGACCGCTGAAAATCTAATATCAAATTTATTCCCAGCAAAAGAAAAGGCCGTTGAAGGTAGTAAATCAAAAAATTATAGTAATTCTCAAAAGACCGGAATTGTTAAATCTTCATCCGAAGGTTCTCAGGATGTAGATGGATTTGGTGATTATTTTTCACTTGAAGAAGGAATTCATAAATTAAAATTATATGAAGGGGATAGTTTAATACAATCTCGATTTGGTCAATCTTTAAGATTTTCCGCATATAATAACGCAAATAATGTATTTTCACCAACAATAACAATCAGAAACTCGGAAGCAGCAATAAATAGGCAAAATGTTGCTAATTCAATCGTTGAAGAAGATATTAACAGAGATGGTACAATTATTCTATTGGGGTCTGGTGAGTACCAAGCCGCATTTCAACCTGGTACTGTTGATGATGGAGGTGGTACTGATTTTGAAACTAAACCAAACTCATTTGAAAATTTTCCATCTGAATTAAAAGGTGACCAACTTATCTTAAATTCTGGAAGGGTTATTCTGTCATCTAAAAATGCTGAAATGATTTTTTATTCAAAAAAGAATTATGGATTTATTTCAGATGGTACATTATCAATTGATAATAAATTTGGTATAGAAGTAAGTGTTGGTGATGATATTAATGTTTTGACAAACGATAGAAATATTAATTTAAATACAGATAATGGTAATATAAATTTAGGAAATGTTGAATTGGAATCATTGGTAAGAGGTGAAACTTTATTAGGTTTGATGGAAGAACTAATCGATGCTATAACTCAACAAATTTATTTAACACCATCCGGTCCATCTGCAACAGGCCCAACAAATGTTGCAACCTTTAATAGTATAAAATCTAAATTAAAGAATTTTTTAAGTGCACTAAACAAAACATCATAAATGTCTTGGTCAATATTTAAAGCAAACATACTACGATATGCAAATAGACCTGAATTAATAGATGATATTGATTTTGTAGCAAGTTTATATGCCAATGAATATGATTCTGCGGTAAAGCGAGGGACTGATTCAATTAACTTAATAGGTATTCAATCTGGTAATAAGAGTATAATGGAAAACTTATTTAAGTTGGCATTAACACAAGGTAGATTAAGTAGTTCATCATCATTTAATTTAATAGGTGAGTTTGGGAAGGGTGTAGTGGCTTATTGGGCAGGTGCGCCAATGAAACCATTCCCAATACCATTAATACCAGCACCAGGTTCAATCCAAAATATAGCAGTTACAAATAATACTGTTATTAACCCTGGTAGTTGGCCTTCTATACCATCACCACCACCCAATAATAACGCATCATTATTTGTTGATATGTTTGTAAACGCAGCAACCTTACACTTATTAAGTGTATCTGGTTTAATATCAACAACATCATTATATCCAGGTGCTCCAACCCCTATTCCGGGTCCTGGTGTTATAGTATGGACTGGATATTCGGTTATTGGATAATTAAAAAACGAAAATACATAAATTAAATATTTATAGGGAGAGTAATACAAAACATAATAAAATGAATACTGATAAATTAGTAAAAGCAATTCAAATTATTGTAAAAGAAGAGATTAAAGCTATTCTACCAACTTTGGTAAAGGAGGGTGTTAAAAAAGAGATGTCTAAGTTATTGAAAGAAAATAAACAACTTAGAGAAACTCTAAAACCAAAACCAGCACAACCAACATTTATGGATGAGCCGGTTATGGAAGTACATACACCTGCTCAACCACAAAGGGTATTGAGTAAGAATCCAATCTTAAATGAGATTTTAAATCAAACACAACCATTTAACGCACCTCAAACTCAAACTTATGCAGGTGCCCCAACTGAAGTATCATCTGGTACAATGAGTTTTAATTCAAACTCAACTCATACATTGGGTGCACAAAGTATAGCAGATAAAATGGGATATGGTGATATGGTGAATGGTGGNAGACCTCAAGGTTTAGGAGTTAGTACGGGTGTTCCAGCCGTGGATAAAGCTTTAAATAGAGATTACAGTGGTTTGTTAAAAGCAATGGATAAAAAGAAAGGTCCTTGGAGGCCTGGAATGGATTAATAGATTATGGCAGTTGAATTGGGCTCAAAGATAGTAAAGGATACCGAATCGTACAATGATTATGCGATTGGATTATCTTTGCCATTACAATTTGGTAATTCAACATTTAATCAAACATTTCAAACATCTGAGCAAGTTAAATCCAATATAAAAAATTTACTCTTAACTAAAAGAGGTGAGAGAGTTTTACAACCTGAATTTGGTAGTGGTTTGCAAGAAATACTATTTGAACAAAGTGTTGATGATTTTGAAATAAAAATTGAAGATACAATCAATGAAACATTAGAAAAATGGTTACCATATGTTTCGGTTGATGAAATTAATATAGATTCATCTAATGAATTAAAAGATAACAATAGAGTAAATGTTTCACTAAAATTCAGAATAGGTGATAATATTGGACTAAACGAATTAACATTTACTGTACAGGGGTAATACGATATGGCTATAACAAAAACAAATAAAAACTTTAAGAATAGGGGTAAGGATATAAAATACCTCAATAAAGATTTTGCTCAATTTAGAGGAAACTTAATTGAGTTTGCTAAAACTTATTTCCCAAAAACATATTCTGATTTTAACGAATCATCGCCAGGTATGATGTTTATTGAAATGGCATCTTATATTGGTGATTCCCTTTCATATTATATTGATGATACTTTAAAAGAATCATTAATGGTTCATGCTGAAGATATTGAGAATGTAATTGCACTTTCACAATATTTGGGTTACCAACCAAAGGTAACATCACCAGCAGTAACAACCCTTTCGGTTTATCAATTAGTTCCGGCTATTGGTACTGGTGTAAATAACACATATGATACTACATACTTTTTAAGAATTAAAGAAGGATTTAAAGTAGAATCTACACTTAATAACATATCATTTATTACAAGAGATGTTGTTGATTTTTCAGATGAAACTGATAGAGAAATAACGGTATATGAAAGAGATAGTGTGAATGGTGAGATTACATTCTATTTAGTAAAAAAATATGTACAAGCTATTTCAGCAGAAGTAAAAACCGCTGAGTTTGATTTTGGTTCATATCAAGCATTCCAAACTATTAACTTAGCTGAGACTGATGTAATTGATATATATGATGTAAGGGATTCAAATGGTAATAAATGGTATGAGGTTCCTTACTTAGGACAGGAGATGGTATTTGTTGATTATCCAAATACCGAAACTAATGACCCAGACCTTTATCAATTTAAACAAAGTGTACCTTACATTTTAAAAACAATAAAAACACCAAAACGATTTACTAAAAAGGTAAATGGTGATAGTACAACTACTATCCAATTTGGTGCTGGTGACCCAACTGCAAATGATGAACAACTAATTCCAAATCTTAAAAATGTTGGATTAGGGTTGCCTAACTCAATTAGTAGATTGGAAGAATCATTTGACCCAACAAACTTTTTGAAAACAAAAACATATGGAACATCTCCAGCCAATACAACTATGACTGTAAAGTATTTAGTTGGTGGCGGTGTTGAATCAAATGTTGGTAAAGGAGAACTTACTAAAATTACAAACATTCAATATGAGGAGGATACTCAATTATTCACATCCACACAATTAGGTGTTTACAATTCAATCAAAAATTCAGTAGCTGTTGATAACGAAGTTACTGCTGCTGGTGGTAGAGGCGGTGATACTATCGAAGAGATAAGACAAAATGCATTAGCAAACTTTGGTTCTCAGAATAGAGCAGTAACTGCTAAAGATTATCAAGTAAGAGTATTATCAATGCCATCCAAATTTGGTGGTGTAGCAAAGGCTTACGCTACGGCAGATGGTACTTTGGATAATAACTCACCATCATCTATTTTAAGTTCACCAAAAGCTCTGCAAGAGTTTACTGATTTAGTAATGGGATTTGTTGAAAAGCCTGATAATGAAGAACCTGATAGAAAATCGGTTCAAACTGAAATTAGAGATTATCTAATTGGTAAAACTTCAAATGATAATGAAAAGAATAACCCATTTGCAATCAATCTTTATTTATTGGGATATGATGCCAATGGAAAGTTAGCTGTACTTAATAGAGCAGTGAAGGAAAACTTAAAAACTTATTTAAATGAATATAAAGTTCTTACTGATGGTGTTAACATATCCGATGGATATATTATTAATATTGGAATCAACTTTGATATTATAACTTATAAGAATTATAATAAAAGTGAAGTTATTGCTGATTGTATTCAAGAATTAAAAGATTATTTTGATATTAACAATTGGACATTTAATAATACAATTAATATAAGTGAATTAGAACTACTTATAGCAAACGTTGAAGGAGTTAGTTCAGTTCCTAAATTGGAAATAGTAAATAAATGTGGTGGTAAATATTCACCAAACGCATATAACGTACCAGCGGCGATTAAAGATAAGATTTTATATCCATCTTTAGACCCATCGGTATTTGAGATTAAATATCCGGATTCGGACATAAAAGGGAGAGCTAGATAATGTATTACTTTTTAACAGCATCAAAAGATGCATCGGTGTACTTACAACAACCTGACCAAAATACTGGATTAGATGAAGTATTAGAGGTAAGTAAGGTATATTATGGTAACATTAAAGATGTATCCAGAGCACTCCTTAAATTTGATATACAGCCACTCTCAGCTAGTATAGCTAGTGGTGATGTAACTTTATCAGAAGCTACATTGATTTTAAAAGAAACTGATTCTGAGGAAGTTCCATTAAGTTTCACTTTAGAGGCATATCCAATCTCACAAAGTTGGGAAATGGGTAAGGGTACTCGATTTGATAATATATCAACTGGTGGTGTAACTTGGAATAATAGAGAAGGTGATACAATTGAACGTTGGTTACAAACGGCAGAATTTTCCGATGTATCTACTGGTTCTTATGCTGGATTGGGTGGTACTTTTTATTACAATGTATTTTCTACGCAAGATTTTGAATATCTTACAACTGATGTCAATATGGATATCAAAGATATTATGGAAGATTGGATAAGTGGTTCAATTGTAAATGATGGTATTATTTTAAAACTACCATTTGCAAATGAATCAGATACATCTGATTATGGTATCTTAAAATTCTTTAGTAAAGAAACGAATACAATACATCAACCGAAAATTAGAATTGGTTGGGATGATACAATATTCACAACTGGTTCTTTAACCGAGCTAACATCAGAAGAAATAAAAGTTGGTATAAGAAACTTTAAGAAAGAATACAAAGTAAATACAACTCCAAAGTTAAGAGTGATAGGTAGAGATTTATATCCATTAAAATCTTTCACATCTACTGCACAATATGGTATAAGTAAATTCTTACCAACAACATCTTATTATCAGATTAAAGATTATCATTCTGATGATGTTATAGTTCCTTACAGTGAATACACAAAATTAAGTTGTGATACTGATGGGAATTATTTTAAACTTAATTTGAGTAATTGGGAAGTTGATAGAGTATATAAAATTGAATTCAAAATTGTAATTGATGGAACACCTCAATTCTTTGATGAGGATTACACATTTAGTGTTATAGGATAATATGAATAATTCGGGACTAAAAAATAATGAATATTTGAGTAAACTGCGTATCAGCGGTTCTTTAGCTATTAAGCAAAAGAACGATGTTGGTATAAACTTATTTGAAGATATTGATTTAGCCGATGGTGTTATTGCTGGTAAATTAGTAAGGCCAAAATACGATAAAAATGAATTAGTAAAATCAGTTGATACTGAAATATTTGAATTAATTCCTCAAAGTGCACCGCAAGGACCTGCTACGGTATTAAGGTCTATATATGAAGAATCATTATTAACGATAGATGATTTAACGGTACAAAACCGATTATTACAAAATGAGGTTACTACATTAAATGGTAGGATTGGTCAATTAGAAACAAATATTGATAGTTTACTTATTCAATTAGATGGTGAAGTATTAAAGGCTAGTGTAGCTGAAAATCAAGCTATTGTAGCTTCGGAAAATGTTGCAGATACTACTATTGATTTACAAAACGCAATTCAAAATGCAACTCAAGAAGCAATTCAAAGAGTATCCCTTACGGCAAGAAATCAATCGTTAAAGCAAGAGATAGATAGTTTAAGAGCACAAATTGGTAAATTGGATGAACAACTATCAGCTGAAAACCAAGCTAGACAAGATATAAATACCGCAGTAGCTGGTGGCGCCGATGTACTTACTGAAAATGTGGTAATTAAAAACTTACAAGAACCATCCGGTACAACAAAAGATATTGATGGGTTTGGTACTGATAAAGATGGATTTAAACAATTTAATGCTGGTAAAACTTGGGAAATTGAAAACTTAGGAACAACTCCAATTAGTATTAGTGTTACTATTGGTGGTGATAAGTGGATAACTGTATCACCTTCAAGTACAACTGTTTCTCCTGGTGGTAAAAGTAAAATAACATTTAATGTTAGTACATCTTTCTTTAATACAAATAAACCAAAATCGCATGGTACATTCTCATTTGCTAAAACATGGGATTACAATGGTACGGTTACATTTAAAACATCCAATGGTGATACCAAAACATTTAATACTCACTTAAAAAAATCACCTAAATAAAATGGCAATTAAGACATTTAAAGAAATAGTAGATAATAAGGGGTATCGAATTAGTTCAAAGGATAGAGCTATTTTCGAACAAGGAAACCTACAATCATTTTTCGGATTTTCTGATAATGATTTTATTGAATTTATTATCTATGATGTAAATGATAATCAATTACCTCAAGGTGATAGTGGTGAATTAGTTAGATATATACAATTATCTACTGAAAATATAAATGATTATATAATGATACCTGAAGGAACATTATTTCAATCATTTAATTTCCCATCTGAATATTTTATTGATGTTGAACGATTATTAAGAGAAGCTGGATATGATAATGGTATTTTTAAAACACAAATATCTTTATTGAATAAACGAGTTGGATTTGAAAACAAATATGAAAAACTTTGGATTAAAGAAATATCACCATCCAGAACTGAAGTAAAATTATTACCACTCAGAAACGAAACATCGGATAAAACTGATTTGTTAAAGAGATTTAATATAATGTTTTCTGGTGCAGATTTTAGAGAGGACTTAATTCAAAATATACCTGAATTTGTTGAAAACATAAAATCATCCATAATTGATTCATATATTAAAACTACATACTCAACTAAATTTTATAATAGATTAGTAAAAGAATTTTCAATTAAAGGATTTGATATTTTAACAACTAAAATGTATAATAAATTTATAGAAGCTGTTAAGTATGAATTTTTGAATAGAGAATCTCGTATTACCAATCCAAACTATGGTAAACCTAAATCAACAAAACCAATTTTACAAATTAATCAAAACCAATTAGGTTTATTATTTGAAAGAATTTTGGTAGATTGCGTTAATTTCTATTTACCTATGAGAGCTATTCAAAGTAAAACTGAATATGATGAAGTTTTGGATAATAGTTTTGATAAGGTTGGTGAGATAATGCAGAGAAAACAAAGTGATGTAGAAATTGCGGCAGATGAACCTATTGTACGAAGAAAAATAGTTAAGCAAGAATTATTAGAGGTAACTGAATTGGAAGTTAAGATAACAAAAGAAATTCCAATTGATGTTCCTATTCCTGTATTTGTGAAAGCTAATCCACCAAAACCACCCAAAACAATACCTAGACCACCTATACCAAAGGTAACTCCACCACCACCACCAATTCCATTCATTCCACCACCACCACCACCAAAGCCACCAAAGCCAATAGTATTGCCTAAACCACCTGTGCCTAGACCTAAACCGATTGAACCGGAACGTACTGAAATTAGAGAAGTACCAATTCCACGTAAACCAGTATTAGAGCCTAAACCACTCCCACGTCCAGCTCCACCACAATTGATAGCTGAACCGTTACCACCGTTACCACGTCCAAAGCCAAAGCCAACGCCGATAATTGTACAACCTCCTAAACCCCAACCAAAACCAATACCAAAGGGTGGAGGTAGTGTTTTATATGACCCACTTGTACCTGATAGTAGACAAAATGGTAGAGTAGTGGGACCAAAACCACCAAGGAAAGAAAGATTATTATAATTATACAATATGGAACTTGAAAACACATATTCACCCGTAGGTAGAAAAGGTAACTATTCATTTGAGACAGTGGATATCGGAGGTACACGCTTTACTTGGAAGCCTAATCAAAATAGATGGGAGATAAGTGGTGGAGCTGCATATGAGGCACTTTCTGGGAATTTTGGTACGGCAAATCCAAATGTAAGGGAAAAATTACCCAGTGGAGAATTCGTTGGAGGGGCATACAATGCACCAGTTGGAGTAACTATTCCTAAAACCATACAAGGTGATGATATTCCATTTACAAATTATTCATATATTATAAAAACAAATGTAAAGGGAGTAACTACATATGTTAACGATGTAGTAACTACATCATCTACTTTAAATTATACACCATCTGATATTCAAAAAACTGGTGATATAAGAATACGTGTTCAAAAAGATGGTTACTCTAATAATGTTGAATATATTATATCAAACCAAAATGTATCTGGTATAGATACATTCAATGAAGTACGAATTAATAATGGTGATTCATATCAGCAAAGATTAGGTGCAAACTTGCGTAGGTTAGTTGTAAAAAAATATGTAAATGGTCAAATTGTTAATTATACTGGTACAAATGGTAATTTATCTGTTTTAGATTTTGAATTAATAAAGAATAAAATAGAAACAACTCCAACGCCACCTACACCAATATTAAATACTCTTATTGTAAATATTAGTGGTACTAATGGTAGTGTTGTTGCAACAAAAAATGGAATTGTTAATGTTAAGATAGTAAAAGGTAAGAATGTTTATACAGATGTTAGTACTACTAAATTTGATATTAGACCTTCTTCAAGCTATCTTATAAAAAGTATAACACAAACTGAACCAGGTAAAAAACCAACAACAATAACAGCTAGACCTCAACAATCGTTAACATTTAATACGGTATTTGATAAAGCAAATTTAGTCGTTGATATTGAAGTTGAAAGAGTATTGGTAAGACCACCATCCCCCCCACCACCTCCACCTGATATATTTACACCACCAACACCACCACCACCTAAGATAACACCAACCCCACTTGGACCTGAACCTAAGATTCAATTATTAGATTCATCGACAAGAACGCATAATATAAATTCAAATACTGGTATTCCAATTGCATTTAAAAAGAATGATGCTGTTAAATCGGTTACTGTATTTGTTGGAACTGAATCATTTGAGTTTAACAATTTGGGAAATGGTGAAGTGGTTGGTATTGTAATACCTCATAAGGCATTTGCAAATATTGGTAGATATGATATTAAAATTATCCCATATTCATTAGATGAGTTGGATGATACGATAACCGAAATTAGAACTGGAAAAACAACAAGAACAGTTGAAAGAGTAACTACGGTACCAGTTCCAAGACCAGTTCCAATTATAACCAATATAATTTCAGACCCTAAACCACCGGTTGTTCCACCACCAATACCAAGACCAGATTTGGTACCAGATATAATACCAATAAAACGTCTTTTACCTGAAGAAAATTTCCTCCAGTCAATAGAACGTGGGTTAAACACAACAAGAACTCCTAATATCTTTACTGACCAACGAGATATAAATGTTAGAGGTATTGGGTTTGATGATGAAGTGAGAATGGAAAACATAAATGGTGTAGCTCAGATTGCAAACACCCAAACAAATGCCCGAATATTAAATCCTGGAGCTTTCTTAGTAAATGGTACTGGTGATTTATCAATACCAGCTGGAAGACTCCCTGGTTCTAGAGTTGTACCAATAGAGGACCCTAGTATTAATACACCAATTGAAACAGGTAGAGGTAATTACACCGCAAATGAACAACTTGCGGCAAGAGCTAGGTTATTAAATCAACAAGCTGGTGGGGGTTCTACAAGAGATATCAAACCAGAAAGTAATACTAATACTAATAGAAGACAATTATAATGGCAAGACCAACTAACACAGGTAAACAGGGAGCTATTTTCACCGATACGGATGGAACTAAATACTTTTGGAGTACAGGTACATCTGATGGTAAGCCAGCTGGTTGGTACACATTAGATGAATTATTTAACAATAAACAACCGGATTTTAGTAATATAAAAATACCTAATTTACCGTCATTAATTACAACACGTCCACCAGTACCAACCAAATCATCTAATTTAATAATGGATGTTCCCGGTAGTTCAATGTCTATTGGTAATTTAGGAGGCGGAATTGGATTACCTAATTATAGTATTGATTTGGGTAAAATAGCTGATTTACCAAAAGATTGGTTAGACCCAAGAACAATCTCCGGCCCATCATTTGGTATGGGTCCTAATGTTGGTACAATACCAACAATAAACTTTACAGACCAAACTAGAGCTGCGGTGTTGGATGCAATAGCACCTAACCTACCCACACGTCCTATAATTACACCACCTGATATAATTGATACTCCAATTACTAAGGATACATTTGTCAAACCAAAAGATTTACAACCAATAAAAATATTACCACCATCGCCACCACCACCACGTCCACCAAAAGTAATTAGAACTGATGGTGGGAGTACTATAAAAACTGAAATAGTAAGTAACAATATTAGTGAAGAAGTAGTTGATGTATTTAAAAACTCAATTTCATTTGTTATTAATGTTGTTGATGATATTTTTGTACCTGTTCCTGATATTAGAGAAATTGAATATCCTGTTGAAGTAAGAGGTGCGGATTTTAAAGGTTTAGATGTTGATTTTGATTTTAGTTGGAATTCTATAAATACAACATTTGTTAGAATTTATATTGGAAATTCCAAAGAGTACATTCAGGAAGGACCAAGAGGTAGTGTTGTATTAAACGTTGAGGATATTATTGATAAGTATATCGGTAAAAGTACCATAACAGATGAAACTGATAAAATTAGAATCAGTATATCTATGGTTCCTTACAATATGTCTGGTAGAGAACCCGTAATTGGTAAGACTGAACGATTTACTGTTTTATTTGATAAGGGGGATAACACAATCCCACGTTCAGTAGCGGTTAATAGAATTGTTGAAGGATTCACAGCTCAGTTTAATTTTGATGTATTTGATACTGGTAAGTTACTTACTCACTTATTACATTTAGGTAATGGTGATAATAAGATTGTAACCACATGGCTTGGGTTAAAAGATGATGGTGAATTTGCGGATACATCGTTAATTCTTAAATTATACGAACCATTACCAACATCGATTCAACCAAACCAACAAACTTGGATATCTAAAATACAAGCCGAACCGATAATTGAAACTATTACTTTAGTTGGTGATAGTGTAGATTACTGTCCACCATTAAAGGGAGCTAATTTTCAATTAGAGCCCGATAACGGAATCGGATACCAAATATATGATGATTTATTAGGAAGTGGTTCTGAAACATCAAATGCATTAATAAACAAATATACAAATGGAATTGGTATTGATACTGAAAATCTAAATATTCAGTATTCATCTGGTTCTACTGGGGAAGTTTTCCTATTTGAAAATTTTGTACACTTTGGTTCTGCTGAAGAAAGAATTAAAAATTTCTATTACAAAGTACAATTATTAGAAACATATGAAACAACTTACGAAGATTTAACTGGTTTTGATGTTATATTAGGTACGATAACTACTGAAGAAGGATTTGAATTAATTGCGGAAGGTAGTACATATGAAGGATTCTCAATAATAGGTGAAGTTCCTAACTTTACAACTGAGACTAGAATTCAAGCTGAAAAGGTATTAGATAAAATTAATGGTGTAATTCAAACTTTTGATGGATTTGAAAAATATCTATATGAATCAAATGATGATTCGGCATATCCAAAAACAAATGGAATCTTAGATACATCAAGTTCATCTACGGTATTAAGTTGGTATAATACATCCATTACATATGGTAATACATTTGATAGAGATAACGTAGATTATTTAGTAAACAATTTACCAGAATACATAAAAGAGGATTATCAGAACGAAGAGTTTATGTTGTTCTTAGATATGATTGGACAGCACTTTGATACTCTTTGGTCATATACTAATTCTCTTTCACAAATTAAAAACCTCAATCAACATTCAACAACTGGATTCTCAAATGATTTAGTTTATCATTTATTGGAATCAATGGGTTGGGAAGGTAAGAAGGCATTTGATTCTCAATACCTATGGGAATATGCATTCGGACAATACAAAGATGGAACTCAAAAATATGATAGAAGTTTAAAATCTGCAAACGAAGAAGTTTGGAGAAGAATTCTCAATAACCTACCATATTTGTTAAAACATAAAGGAACATCACGTTCGTTAAAAGCTGCAATGGCTTGTTATGGTGTACCTCAATCTCTATTAACTATTATGGAGTTTGGTGGACCAACCGACCCAACGGAAAGTGGTACACAATTCTTTACATTTGATGATAGAACAGCGGCCATTAATTTTACAAATAATGGTGAGTATGTTGAAACTACTTGGAAAGTACCAAATGGTGAAACAACTACACCAAATTCAGTTGAATTAAGAGTAAACTTATTAGAGCCTGGTGATTATAATATAGCTAGAGTATTTGGTGAATTTACTGGTACGGATGCTGAATATTGGAGATTATCTGTAACTCAAACAACTGGTTCATATGGATATCTTTCACTACATCTTAGTGGTAGTATCACACAACAAGTTTATGAATTATCAACTAATGAGTTTAACATTTTTAATGAAGAGTACACTCATATTGTAATAAATAGAACTCAATCTGAAACAAACAATACTTTCCAATTATTTGCTAAAGAAGCTGTGGGTAATCGAATTAGAACTGATATTCAATCCGATACTTTAACAATTTCTGGTGAAACGAGTTGGGATACTGGTAGTTTAGTTGGTATTCAAATTGGTTATGAGATGACTGGTTCTATTGATGAATTTAGATTATGGACTAAACCATTAGATGAAAGTGTAATTGAAACACATACATTATTACCTGATGCAACAAACGGAAATTCATATACATCATCTACGGAAGATTTGGTATTTAGATTAGATTTTGAATATCCGAAAGATAGGACTAATGATAATGAAATTATCAATGTAGCAGTATCTGATAAATATGGTGTAAGCGTAGGTACAGCGGTTGGATTCCCATCAGCTAGTGTTTACCCATACCAATACACTACATATGATAGAACTGTAACGGCTAAAGTACCATCGTTAGGATTCAATTCTTCAGATAAGATTAGAATTGAAGAGCAAACTTTAGTTGGTGATTTATCTCACAAAGTTAGAGCTACTAAGAAGGCATTTGATAGAGCACCAATTGATTCATCTCGTTTGGGATTATTCTTTTCACCTGTTAAGGAGTTGAATATGGATATCTTAAAATCGTTTGGTTCATTCAATATAGATGATTATATTGGGGCACCTGATGATGAATATAATGATGAATATACTTCTTTGAAAGATGTAAGAAATTACTATTTCGAACGATTGGATAGAAATATTTATGAGTATATTAATTTGGTAAGACAGATTGATAAATCATTGTTTGATGTACTTACTGATTTAGCACCTGCTAGAGCTAAAGTTTCTAAAGGTTTATTGATAGAACCTCATTTATTGGAACGAAGTAAAGTTAAATGGAACAAACCAACATCCGAGAGAGGTGATTATGATACTATAATTGATGCTGGTACCGATATAACAATTGAATCATCAGCTGACCAATATCTTGCAACATTAGATACCAATCAAGATGTTCAGTTTGGATTTGAATACAATAACTATGATGTTAGTATAGATGTTGAGGATTCTATTGATTTCACAACAAGCTATCCTACATATAATTCATCAATTGAAGTTGAGGATGATATTAATTTAATCGGAACTCCATTGATGTATAATGCTGAAATTGAAGCAACAACTGGTGAAGCATTAATTGAAGCAACAACTGAAGATATATTCGCTACAAAACAAATTGGAATGGATAACGATAGTTTAGATGTGGGTGGATTTGGATTATATGCTGAAGATGGAGTAGGTATTGTTACTAAATTAGATATATTTGGTAATATAACATCATCAAGACAACAAATATATAAAATAAAAGAATCATATGTTGAAAAGGTTAAAGTTCAAACCGAAGGATGGCCAGCAACATCAAATAATGAACAAGTTAAATACGAAATTCAAGAAATAACTAATTATAGGTATAAAATAACCAAATTACCATTTGGTTCAAATGATCCTGTTGTTGGAAACAATATTGTAGAGGTAACTCCATTAAATGGATATTTCCCATCTCATTATAGAACATCTAACAACTTAAATAAAGGATTGGAGTATTCATTCTTTGAAGGTTCCAAACAAACAGCGGCAACAACACCAGATGGATTATCTCCAGTAGAAACATTTACAACTAATCCTAATGTTCTTAGAGTTGCAGATACTGGTAGAGGTTCAGGCGAACCGATACTTGAAGTTAATTAATTAAATTTAAAAAATGTTATATTTATTAGTATATCAAAAGGGATAACAAAAAATTATGGGATATTTAAATAACACATCAATTACAGTCGATGCGATTCTCACCAAAAAAGGTAGACAGAAATTAGCATCAGGTCAGTCTTTGAACATTTCCAAATTCGCATTGGGTGATGATGAGATTGATTACACATTGTACGAACCAGCACATCCAAAGGGAAGTGCTTATTACGATTCGGCAATAATTTCAATTCCAATTCTTGAGGCTAGTCCTGATGAAACACAGGTATTGAAATATAAATTAGTTACATTACCAAAAGGTACAACACAAATTCCAATCGTATCATTGGGTATTGCATCAATCGGAGTTTATCAAAACGAAGGTCAGGTTGCAATGTCTCCAACAACATCTCCCGCTGGGAATGGTGCTGCAGGATATACGGTGGTATTAGCAGACCAAAGAGCTGGTACATTAGCGGTAACGCAAGGTGCAACGGCTAGTGGAACTGTTCCTGTATTCTTAGGGGAGGAAATTACAACTACCGCACAAGTACTTAGTGGTTTATCATTCGCATTTACGCCGAATCCATCACTAACTACTACAATCTCAACAACCATTACAATATATGGTAACGAAACGGGTGGTTCGCAAACTATTCCTGTAACTGTAACATACAAAGCATAAAAGGAAATAAGATATGGCACTAATAAACGACCCAAACATAGCAGCACAAATTGCTGGATTAGCAGCAAATGGAGTAATTGATACCAATGATATAGTATCCCTATTGAACGCAGCATTGCCTGCTGGACAACAATTACAAGCAAGTGCTGGAGTAACTACCGGAATCTATAAAAGATTCGGTGAGTTTGATAAAGTAAACGCTAAAATAGAAGTAGTAACAACTGGATTATGGACTGGTGATGTGGGTTCATTAGCAACGTTATATACATCTTCAGCAGAAGTAGAAACTACAAGTGGTGAATACTACTACAATGTATTTAGTACAAACCCACAAACCGATTCTTCGGCTGTTGTACAATTTGGTGTAGCATATGGACACGTTGATGGTAGTGGTTCTGTAACATTGGAAACTTCTGATGATGCACTACTTGCTTCTAAAGCAACTTACGCACAATATCGTTCAATTCTATTAGACCCAACTGATAATAAATTCTCATTTGAAAATGGAAGTGGTGTAGCTGAGGATTCAAACTCAATTTACGCTATCACATTAAATAGAGCTAGATATAGAGAAAAAATGGATCCAGGTAACTGGTCAATAACTTTAACTGGTGCAAACGGAACTTTCACTTTCATCGATGATAGTGGTAAGAAATTTGGAGATACTTTAGGAAAAGCTGGTAGAGTATTTAAAGTAGTAAGTGGTTCACTTAACTTAGGTACTGAAAACGAAGCAACTATTAACACAACTACTGCATCTAATGATGAGGGATATGGATTGTTCTACCCTGATAGAGGTATTTTAATTCTAAACCCATCGGCAATTGCTGATACTGTTGGTAACATTGCAAACCAAACGATTTATACATCAAACGGAGNAGTTGTTATTAGTGGAAGTCTAGCTGGTTCAGAAGTAACTACA